GTTCTAGAAGTTGAAGTGCCTACGTTTAAACTGTGTTGAAGTTGTAAAGTGCCTCCAGCGCCATTAACTGTAATAGCAGTGTTTATTGTATTACTTGCGTGTCCATTTAAGTTTATCGTTTGGGTGCCGCTAGTAGCAGCCCAAGTCCAAGTAGCACCAGAGTAAGTGATGGTTGGGCTAGTCCCAGCAACAGTATAATTTCCTAAGAATACTGCTGCAAATGTTTGAACAGTGACACTATTGTTATCAATAGTTAAATTCTTAAAAGAACCACCCCATGTAGCGTCGCCAAATACAACTGTGCCAGATGTGCTTGATACTTGAACATTAAAATTATTTGTTACCGTACCTTGTGATGTACGACCCATGTAGTACAAACCTGTACCTGTAATTTGTATGTTTACATTACCATCTGTAGTAAATGATGTATAATCATTAGCATTAAATACTTGAGTTGATACCGTAGCAGGAATTGTTAATATAAGTTTATTGCTACCGCCGCCAGTGTTTTTTAATTGTCTAGTTACTGCGAATGTTCCTTGACTTAATGCCCAAGTGCCATACAAAGTGATATTGTAGCCTTTGAAGTCAACAATTCCATTGGTATGCACAACAGCTCTTGACGTAGATGTTCCTATAGTTAAATCGCTACCTAATTCAAAAGTACCACCAGCACCATTAAAAGTTAATGGGAAGTCTAGTGTTTCGCCATTTGTCGTAATTACTTTAGTTCCACTAGTAGCAGCAAATGTCCAAGCATTAGCACCAGCAGTTAATGTTGGTGAAGTACCATTGATAGTAAGATCGCCGTAAATTGTAATGGCAATATTGCTTACTGTAAAACTATTATTAGCAATAATAAGATTTCTAACTGTATTTGATGCTGTAAATGCAACAGTTCCAGCAGTGTTCAACAACGAAAAACTAATACTGTTAGCTTCTGATAAAGCACCAGCTGAAATAGTTTTCGTTGTAGCGCCACCACCTGTCAATTCTACTAGAGGAGTACCAGATATAGTTAAATTGGTAATAGTAGCAGTATTCCAAACAGTAGCAGTAGATGTTGATGTTATTACTATTTTATCAGTACCAAAATTAATTGTTCTAGAGTTAGAATTATTACTTGCAAATGTATCACAAGTAAATGTATAAGAACCAAGAACTAATGTACCATTAGTTAATGTTGCAGCGCCAGTTAACGTTGCAGCATCCTGTAATGTCCAAGTGCCACCAACACCATCAAATGTAAATGCAGTAAACGATTTGCCATTTGTGGTGATTGTTTCACTAGATGTAGCGGCAAATGTTATCGTACCTGTATAACTCTGCGTAAAGTTTGTAGCTGGAACTGAAAAATTGCCATATACTGACATGGCTCCAGAACCGCTCCACGTCATAGTTTGATCTAATCCCGAAGCAGTTAAATCGTTAGCTAATGCGCCCGCATTTATTGTAACTGTAAACGGTGCAGAAGAATCTGAAGCCGAATCAAAAAATACATTAGTTCCTGCTCTTGGTGCACCAACGCCACCTGTTCCGCCTGAAGTTTCAGACCAATTAGTTGTAGTAGAACCATCCCACGTTCCAGATCCGCCTACCCAATAAAGATTGTCTGCATCAAGTTGTAAAATAGAAATCGTTACTTCGTCTGCGCCTGTGGTAACGCTGGCTGTTTCTGATAGATAATCTAATGTAGTAGTAGTTGTTCCACCGGAATGAACTTCAAATGCACTAAAACGAGTTGGAAGAAACCCAACATTGGGAGCTTCCATAAGGCATTCAGCCCATGCAGTGCCGCCATTTTGAAATCTAAATCCTCCAGAAAGTGTACCACTGACAGAAGTATCAACGGTCGCGCTACCAACAATTAGATAACTAAGACCGTTAGTCATTGCAACAGAATTAGTTGTTGTTTTTGTAGAATATGTTGTGCCAGTCGTTGTAGTTCTAGTTGTATCAGTTGTAATATTCGATAAACCGAATTGATCAAGGCGCAAAGCTAATAATTTAGAATTGCGACAGTTAACAGTATTTACGTTACCAGCAGAGAATTGTAAAGTTATACTTTGAGATGAAGCTGCTAATGAGCCTACAGATGCTTGCAGTAAGTTAGCATAATAGTTTGTAGTGTCTTGAGATCGATGTGCTGCTGCGCTATATGCTACGCTATTGTGTGTTATCTGACTGTTAATTGTAACAGATCCACCAGATGATCTTAGCTCACAATATCCAAGTATTAAGTAATCGCCAGCACTCGCTGGCGTAAACGTAAGCGTTGTTGCAGTTTGTAAAGATGTACTTGTTGTTGTAGTATCTGCTGTATTTTCTACATATTGATCAGAAGAACTTAATTTAATTGCAATGACTCTAGCGTTTCTTATAGTAGATGTTAATGCAGTGTTTTCTGAAGAAAAAGTTAAAGTAACGCTTTGACTTGTAGGCGAAGCGCCAAACGCTTCAATATCAAATCCTGATAACGGTATAAAATCAGTTATATCTGAACCTTCTACGTTAGTTGCACATACTTCAGTTCCTGCATTGTTTTTTAATTTAACACGAACATCATATGTTCCACTATTATTTCCTATTTCGCACGACCAAATGTAAGCATACGTGCTGTTGGCATCTGGAGTGAATGTGCATGTAACTTTTGTTTGATCTGTCGTAGAAGTAGTTGTACTTGTTGTTAAACTTTCAGCTAACGTGTACTTACGAGCTTTATTGTTCACCATTGGCGCAAGAGCCAAATACAACAGTGTAGTATTGTACAGTCCTGTAGTTGTGCTACCGTCTCTTCTATATTGAACGTTGGTAGTTGAATTACCAATGCTGCTAGATCTTACATAAACACCAGTGTGTCGTGAAACGGCTCTTCCTGTACCATAACCAAGAGTGGTGTTTGTGATGTCAGATTCGGCCCATGTAACGCCGTCGGTTTGCCAACGGAAATGGCCTTGTATAGACGCACTTGTTGTATAATAGTGTGAACAACCAAGTATCATATAGTCGTACTTGGCTAACGATAGTGGTCCAGTCGTTTCTGCAGTCACATAAGAAGTGCTTGTCGTAGTTGTATTATTGCTATTATTGATACCAATATTAGAATAATCAAACTCGTCCATTCTCAAAGCAAGAATTTTAGAATTGCGACAACTTACAGTACTGCCGCCATAAGAATTAAATTCATATTTGATATTGCAAGATCCAGACAACGAAGTTGAATAGTTCACTGACATATTAGGAATGTAATCAGTGACTAATGAAACTAATTCCGCAGAGTTATATGAAAGAGAATCATTAATTGTTACTCGATAACGTCCAGCTCCACCATTACTACCACTATTATGTTCGCAATATCCTAATACTGCATAATAACCGGCAGATGCTGGCGTAAATGATGCGGTCGTTGCTGCTGTAAATACAGATGTCGAACTGGTTGTAGAAGTACCAGTATTCTCAGAATATACGTCGGCGCTCGTAAGTTTAAGCGCAACAATTCGCGCATTTTTAATGCTAGCTGTAATTGTACCTTCAGAAGAATATGTTAATGTAATGCTCTGACTTGTTGGTGATGAGCCAAAGGTTTCAATCGCAAATCCTGAATAAGGAATGAAATCGTTTGTTGTATTATTCTGATGATTTCCGCTACAAATAGCTGTTCCTGCGTTATTTTTTAATTTAACGCGAACATCATAATTGACATCACCTAATGCTTGGCATGACCAAATGTAAGCATACGTGCTGTTGGCGTCTGGAGTGAATGTAAGAGTCACCTTCGTCTGATCGGACGTCGATGTTGTGCTAGATGTTCCAGTGCTTTCTGCTGACGCGTATTTACGAGCGGCCATTAACTATCCCAATTATTCTGGTGCAACTTCTTCTTCTACAGGAGCAGGCGGATTCAATATCATATTTAACCATTTATCAAATCTAGCTTGCTTCATAGCTTCAATCTCTTCATCAGTAAATGAATGATTCTCTGGCAAATGTAATGCGTCAGAATATGAATAAACGCCATCATCGCTCGTTTTAGTAAAATTGATTTTAATAAAACCTTCCATGATATCCTCTATTAAGTTTCTTGTGCTACCGAAATGACATCCCAACGTGAATCCGTTGAATTGAATATACAACCAACATATGTTAATTTGCTAACGACTGTTGTTGTTGGTAACGTAACACCAATAGCCCTAAATCCGTTAGTTGTTCCTGTCGTCCATGTTATAGATCTTGCGTTTCCGTTATCTTTCAATCTAAAAATCATCTTTTGACCATTACTCGGAGAGCCAGAATCTGCGCTAATTGTAGTTGGGCTGTTCATTGCTGTAAGTTGATATTGTTCATAATTATTACTGTTCCACGATAAAGTGTTTATGCCCGTATTAGAATATACTCTAGGAACGTAGTACGAGCTGTCAGGTGCCCAATAAACAGTTGTTCCGTTAGTCTTGAGCACTCTTCCCGATGCACCAAGTGAACCATTAGCGATAAGACCAGAAACAGTAGCATTTCCAGTAACAACAAGATTCGTTACTGAAATTGACTGACCGTTAGAAAATCCACCACCGCCTCCTGTTCCAGTGGTGTCAGTCCCCCAATATACGCTGGTACCATTAGTCTTAAGAACTTTTCCTGAAGTTCCTAATGATCCGTTAGCAATAAGCCCAACAATTGTTGTATTACCACTAACAGAAAGATTCGTTGAAATCGACACTCTTCCAGTGTGATCAAGGAATCCAGACGTCGTTGGGTTTGATTTAGTCGCATACAGCGTAGAAGCATTGGCTATTTGCAGACGATCACTAATCAGTGTACGAAGCGCTGTATTGGTGCCTGTTAGATTTGAATTGACAAGCGTGATGCGCGCATTCGTATTAGCTAATGCAGCACGTTCTGTTGCAACTGTTTGATAAGTTGCTGCGGCATTGGCTATTTGTAGTCTGTCGGAGATAAGACTGCGAAGTGCAGTATTGGTTCCTGTAAGGCTTGTCCACGAAGCTCTTGTTGCGATGTAAGAATTTGTATTAGCTAGTTTTACATTTGCGTCAGATTTAGTTTCAAAAGTAGATGTTGCGTTACCAACTTGCAAACGATCACTTATCAATCCTCTTAATGCAGTATTTGTGCCAGTAAGGTTTTGATTTACAAGAGTAATTCTTGCATTAGTGTTCGCAAGAGCAGCACGTTCTGTTGCAATTGTTTGATAAGTTGCGACAGCATTGGCTACTTGAAGACGATCGTTGATCAAACTTCTTAATGCAGTGTTCGTACCGATAAGATTTGAATTGACTAGATTGATTCTAGCGTTTGTATTAGCCAACTTCGCGTTTGCATCAGATTTTGTTTCATATGTTGCAGAAGCATTTGCGACTTGCAGTCTATCGCTAATGAGCGTGCGCAGTGCAGTGTTCGTACCGGTAAGATTTTGATTTACAAGAGTGATTCTTGAATTTGTATTAGCCAAACGAGAGTTCGCTGTAGCTCTCGTTTCATAGCCAGGAATTGTAGCATTTCCTGTAACAACAAAATTAGTTACAGTAATAGACTGACCGTTTGCGAATCCACCAGCTGAAATAGTCTTCCAATAAACAGCAGTAGAATTTGCAGCCAGGACCTGTCCGTTCAATCCGCCGGTGTTCGAGATTTGATTAAATGTTATTTTCTGAACGGCCATCTATTTTTTCCTGTCTTTACGAATATTTATGGCGTTATTGTTTGCCAATTCATATTGTTCTCGTTCCAGATATACATCTTTCCATCATCAGGCATATCTACTGGCGGATCCCATCTGCAAGTCGTTTCGTTAAGTATCCAACTGTTGTATGGTTTGGGAGGAATAAAGGCATCTCGTTCTGAATCATATTTGTACTCTAATCCTGCGTAATTTTTTCTAAAGTTGCCGTTGTAGCTAGTTTGAATCCAATCTCCGCCAAAAAGATTTCTGCAAAATTCAATTCCAATAGATTCTTGTTCTACACCATTTTCATCTAACAAAACATCATTGTTAACAACAATAACTTCTTTCACAATGTTGTTTTTAATTCTAGCAAAATGAGCCATCATATCCTCTTAGAATGTTATTGAACCAGAACCAGTGAACTTAAATATTCTTTTACCCCCAGATTCCGAATATACTGGACTACCAGTGGAAGTTGCGTTTGCAAATGAAGTTGAGTATGAAAGTATGACTACACCAGAACCACCAGAGCCACCATATGGTAATGCTGTATACCCCCCACCTCCACCTCCACCTCCAGTATTAGTTGTTCCAGCTGCACCTGTTCCAGAACCTGATCCTCCTGTAGCATTTTCTGTTCGTCCGCCGGCACCACCACCGCCGGATCCACCATCTCCTGCTACTTTTCCAGATTGATGCGCAGATCCTCCCCCTCCTCCGCCATAATATAATGTGCTTCCAGTTATTGAAGAAGCCACCCCATTTGCACCTTTTCCAGCATTAGTGGTTGTTGCGTCTCTACCGGCTTGAAATGAACTTCCTCCTCCACCAGCAGTGTATGTCGAAAAAGAACAATTTCCACCCCGATAACCAAATGCTGAAATAAAAGCTGTATCTGCGCCGCCGCCGCCTCCTCTTCCTCCACCGCAAGCCCCTACATTTTGCAGATATAATACGCCATCGCCATAAGCAGAACTACCACCACCACCTAGACCAATGACATAATTTGCAAACTTAGATGATCCGCCTCTATTTCCGCCTCCAGACTGTCTGCCAGCTCCTCCAGCTCCAACTGTAACAGAATATGAAATACCCGTATTTACAGAAGCGAATCCTGCGATTACAGAACCGCCGCCTCCACCTCCGCCAATAGTACCTGATGCTCCTGCGCCACCGGAAACAACCAAGTACTCAACAATAGGATTTGATGCTGCTGCGGGTGCGCCGCTACTGGAAGATGCAACAGTAGTTACAGCTGAAACAGATTTAGTAGAAACTGTAAATGATGATCCAAGTTTTCTAATAGCCATTTATCAACTCACGACAATTCAGAACCAAACGCACTAAATGTTAGAAGAGCATTATTAGCATATACTGAAACAACATCTGTTGATGCTAATGAGATACCTAAAGTTAAAGCAATAGTATCTCTAGAAGATATTAATGTGTTGTATGCAACATAGTGAACATTTGTAATAGCTGCATTAGCTGGCTGAACAGCCAATCTAAATGTAGCATTTGTTGTTCCTCTATTGCAAACATTGATTGAGGAAATCACAGCTGATTTACCAGAAGGAACTGCATATAGTTGAGTTTGTGTTGCTGAAGCTGGCGCTTTTTGTCCTAAGACTTTAAATACAGTTGCCATATTATCCTCTTACAATCCAAATAGAAAATTAGATACTATTGCATCAGAAAATGAAGAAGCAGATCCGCTGAATTTTCTAACTTCAATCGAATCGTTGTTTGCCGGTGCAGAAGTAAATGTTAGCGTTGTTCCAGAAATGCTATAATGTGTTGTTGGCTTTTGCAAAAGACCATTGATAGAAACTATAGCGTCTGGAGAAGCGATGCTGGTATTTAATGTAAACGCAGAAGTAGACCCATTTCCAGTAAAAGATTGTGAATCGCCTGAAATTGTTGCGTTTGATGAAATTACTGTACCGGCTACATCTGCACTCCAGTAAACAGTAGATCCATTAGATTTTAGAACATAACCAGATGTTCCTAAAGAACCGTTAGCAATAAGTTTACTAATAGTCGCATTGGCTGTTACAACAAGATTGGTGACGGAAATAGATTGACCATTAGAAAAACCGCTGCCAGCCGTAGAAAGATCTGTTCCCCAATAAACAGTCGTTCCATTAGTCTTTAATACTTTTCCAGATGTACCAAGAGATCCGTTGGCGATAAGACCAGCGACTGAAGTATTTCCTGTAACTGTAAGATTGTTTAATTGCGAACCAATTTCGAATACAGCTGTGCCGTTCGAAGAATAGAGTTTCTTATCTTTTGTATTGATTGCAATTTCGCCAGTAGTAAGATCTGTCGTAAGCGGTACTTTGCCCGCAACGCTACTGCGCTTGATTTTAATTGTAGAGGCCACACCCAACTCCTATAAAGGAAGTGAGGGGAAACACTCGTCCCCTCACTGGTATTTTATTTTATATATTAGAACGTTCCGCCGTCTATAACAGCTTCAATTGTAGCAAGCGTATATCCTGTTCCTCCAGTATCAACTGTAGTTGTAGGTTCAGATTGCAATCCATAGTAGAACTTGAAGATACCGTCTGTAGCATCGCGGAACAGACCAGAATACTTAGTGCCACTAGAAACGTACTTAGCATACAATCCAGTATCAACTGTGTCAGCTGCGTTGTTAGCAGCCAACTTAATCATCGAGTCATCGACGTTCAGAGTAGACGATGAAATATAAGTTACTGCACCTTCAACGGTTAGATCGCCGTCAACAACAAGATTACCGCCAATGCTTGTGTTACCAGATACTGCAAGATTTGTAGAAATCGTTGCGCGTCCAGTATGAGCCAAGATTCCAGAAGTTGTTGGATTTGACTTCGTTACATAAAGTGATGCCGCATTGGCTACTTGCAGTCTGTCGCTGATTAATGTGCGCAGCGCAGTATTTGTGCCAGTGAGGGCTGTCCACGAAGCTCTTGTTGCAATATAAGAATTTGTATTAGCAAGTGCCGAGTTGAACGTTGTTGTGTTAACCTTCGTCGCAATGTACGAATTTGTGTTAGCAAGTTTGGCGTTCGCATCAGACTTGGTTTCGTATGTCGAAGCAGCATTAGCTACCTGGAGACGATCGCTGATGAGAGTACGAAGCGCTGTGTTCGTGCCTGTAAGAGCGGTCCATGAAGCACGAGAAGCAATGTACGAGTTGGTGTTA